TGCGAATTCAGCGACCTCACTGCATCGTGCGGGAGCAGCTCCGTAGTCGATAAAAAGCTCGACAAAAGCCACGTGGTCTATGACAAACTTTCCCCATCTACGCAGTGTGGAATCATACACCAGGGCCTGAGTATAACCCGAGATCCCATACGAAACAATGATCCAGCGGGAGCCGATGAATTTCACTCGCGTGAGCAATCCATCAGGTACGGCTGTGAAGGTGGATGCGTGAGCTGTGCGATCATATGTTTCAATCCGCTTGGCTGCCAGAAATTCGGTAACCGCAGGAAATACCTGCCGCGCAGATTTTACATTCAGCGCCATCATGCCAGCAATACTGAGGGCATACTGATTGCCAGATTCGTCCTCGGCGGTTACCCGATCCGCATTGCCCACACCAATCGAGTTGTCTACAGCTTTGAAAACCCACGGATACCGAATGTTCTGCGAATACTGCGCAGATACCACATTCTTCTCGCAGTAGATCATGAGGCCGAGAGAGTTCTGCTTGATGAATCTGATTGCCCCGCGAGCTTCCTGTATCGCACCGGAACCTGCACCTGTGGAAATCGACGGCACATGGTCTAGGGGATCGGTAGCAGAGCTGTAGTAGATCGTCGTGGAATCGTAAAACACCAGATAGCCGAAAGATCCGCAGATGCCTGAAGCGAGCGTGTCTGTGATGCCAGTCACAACCTGCTTCACCAGCAGCCTAGTTCCGCCATCCAGCTCATACAACCCAGCTCCAGGCACAAAAACGAAACTGAAGCCCGATACAATAGCAAAAGTAAGGGGCTCGCCAGTCCAAGCTGTCGGCGTATTCAGCTCCAGCCATCCAGGGTACTCTTCGTCAAAAAGCCACAAGGTGCCGTCAGCGCACGAAGCAATAACAGCATTGCGTTGCAGCGTATCCTGCGTTTCCCAGATGTTCGTGACTGTTCGCGATCCTGGCACCGGGCCAGATCGTGCATCAAACGCCACAGATTTGTATCCGTTCACCGCAGGGATGATATTTTCCGCATAAATCAACTGCGGCTTCTGTATCACCTGCGGCAAATTTGTTGGGGTGGCTTGGATAGCAGTTTGCCGCTGTTCGTCTGCAAGAATGGTGCGACCCACCCAATCAGAGAACAGCGGCAATTCAGATGCTGCAAGCTCAAACCGTGAAGTTAATTGAGCCACGTTAGATCCTTAAGGTTTGATTCCCTTGGAGGCTGCGACACCAAGAACAAACACAAGAGCCATGATGACGATTTTGAAAAACCATCCTCGAATGCCCTTACCGATTGCTTGATCAGCTCGCTCTACAGCTTTTGCGAGCACCTTTTCCGCAATCAGTGCGGCTTCTTCGTCAGTCAAAGCTCTGCGGTCCGGGGGCATTAGTATATCTCCGCATCAGCAGTCCAGTGGAAACGGTAAACGTGATCGGCGGTAAGCGCCGCTCCTGCATTTACAGCGCTGAACCCCGATTCAGAAATGTTGGTTGCTACGCTGGTACCGCCAAGATCTCCGGCCGTGGCAGTTTCTTTATAGATCTTGCCAGGCGCGTTCGCCGTATCCGTAGAATATAGCGTCATGTTGGGAATAGCTCGCATTGTTCGACTGAATGCAATATTCACCACAGCAGGGCTCGCGGTAGATGATGGCTGAATTCGAGCACATCCAGCCAACTGCCCCGTGAGACCAATAGCTGAATCTTTGGCATGGCTCCGCTGAAAATGCCGGCGACACCGGTATAATTCATCCTCGTAAGTCAGCACCTCGAACGGTGAAGGTTCCGAACCTTCCTCCAGTTGCACATCCCGCCACTTGACTTCTGTTCCGGTGAGGAACATCCAGCTGTATTGGATTTCCAGGTACTCGTTTTCGCTGGTGCCAAAATCTGCCACATTCGATACCGCCGGGCACGCAATCTCATGCGTAACCAGCACGCCATCGGCTGTAGCAATCGTGGTATCGAGAAGCGTGGCTTGCGCGGCGGGAGTGCCGCCAGTTCCGTAGTTCCAGATTGCCTTCACGGTGAAGTTTCCTGCCGCCAAAACAGAAGCAGGTATGTCCACATGCGTGGTGAGTTGCAGCGTTTTTCCTACAAGCTTGCGCGCATTCACGACACGCTGATACATCGTGATTCTGTCACTGATTGCTGCCGTAGCCGTGGTCAGACCAAAAGTGAAGCCGGAGGACGCAAGCAAGCTTGCCGTGCGATTCATTGCAAGGGTAGCTGTGAAGCCTGCGGTAACTTGAAAACACCAGCGATCCCAGAAGAAGAATTTTTCTGCAGCAGCGTACACCTTGCTGGCCGTATACAACGCGTTGATCCGTTGACGCACCTGGAAAGAACCGTTATCCAGAAGATTCTTTCGGAAGTAGTTGATCGAATCTGAGGTCAGCCCTGCAGCAGCGTTCACGCGCGCTTTCAACGCACGAATTTCTATCGGAATGTTGAGTACAAACTCATTGTCCGGCGGAGTAGCTGCGTTGATCGGATCAGGAGTTATGGTGGGCATAACTTATCTCCCTTGCAGGGTGATGTTGTTTATGAGGATGTTGTTGTATTCGGTCATCGCATCAGCTTGCGCGGCATTTGCTTCTTCCGCTTTTCCATTGCTGCGATGAATTGCTGCCACGGCTGCCCACATGACCGCATACGGATGCTTCTCGGTAATCCACGTGGAGTTCGCAGTATTCGAGACGTCAGGATCTTTGTACCACGACGCATAAAAATTGCGCGTAGATCCTACAGTGTCACCTGCCAGCACTATGAGATTCGTGCCTACCATACGCACCATGCGAGTACGCATTGCGCCTAAGCTGTTCAGCGAATAATTCGGATTATCTTCGATGCTGTACTCCCGACCGACAATGCCAGACGTTGCATCGTAATCATGAAATTTGCTCAGCAGCCTGAATCCTGTGAGTGCCGACACAGGGATCACGTAACGCGAATCAGGAGCAGCAGACGTGTACGGGCCACCGCTAATGACTCCTTCTTGCAAGTCCCTAGCGAATAGCTCAGACTGGTGCAGACGCAAAACTGCGTTCTTCACAGCCCGCTCGATTCTTGCTGAAAGATCGGGACGCCGTGTTTCGCCTATCACGTCTGTGATGATCTGGGCTATGGTAGCCATCTGCTGCTCCTTCTCTACAGGTTTTTCTTAGTTGTTGTTCTTGGTGATGAGCGCCTTCAGCGCGTCGCCGGAGGCCACTTTGGTAGCTTCCGAGGTATCGCCCTGGGAGATGCTGGTGCCCGGCACAGCTGCTTGCGCTTGCGAGTTCGACATGCCGCCGACTGCGCGCCCGGCAGTTTCGCTGGTCGAAATACGAGCGGTCGCCGCTTGAGCTGCGTGCTCCTTGAGCGATTCCAGCATACCATCGTTGGTTTTGGCAAGGCGCAGCATGTCCTCGATGGCCTTGGCGAAACGGGGATCGGCGGCGATTTGGGTACGGATCTTGTCCAGCTCGGCAGCGCTGCCATTCAGCATGGAGTCGAATTCCATTGCTGCGTTCTCGTCCACCTGTTCCTGAATGCCGATCTGACCCTCGTCGATCAGCTGGCGCAGGTAGTCGATATCGCGCACATTGTTGGTCTTGTGCCAACCGCGGAAGAAGGTGATACGGTTGCCGTCCGGACGAGCAACGTTCAACGCCGGCACCGGAGCACGAAAGTAGCAGTACTTGTCCTGCGTGATTTCTTTCTGCGGAACGTTGACCCGACGACCTTGCATGACTTGCGATTGCATGTTCATTTTTGAATCCTCTGATTAGGGCGAAGCGATGCCAGGAAGGGAAAAAGCGGGGAACGGTGTTTTGTTCCCCGAAAGCTCCCGCCCCTGGGATTAGGCTGCTGCGGTCAGATTGGTGATCACCGCGCAAGCCGACGGATTGTGACACAGCAGCGTCATTTCCGTGGTGTAGGTACCGCCGATGGCGTCGATACCGTTGTCTTGCGCTTCTTCACCGACCGCATTGAACGACTTGTGCTGCGTATCACGCATCGAAAGATACGCCTTCTTCAGCGTCGAAAGATCCAGTGCCAGCGCCATCTTGGACCAGTTCGGGTTGCTGTTGAACAGCGGATGCTCGATCATGTAATACGTTCCGCGCGTCAGCTTGAACGTATCGAAACGCAGGCCGAACGAGGTCTGGCCATCCGTGGTCTGGATTTCACCGTACAGCGCGCCGATCTTGTTGATCACCTTGCGTGCGGTCGAACCCAGGAACAGAACACGCGTGTCAGCGGACGCACCGGAAGTGACCTGGGAGAAGGTCGGATCGAGGTACGATTCCAGCTGATCGAACGTGGTCGTGCTACCAGCGGCGTTCACGTTGGGCGAACCCATGTACGCCGGATAGTAGTCCGGATTGTTGATCATCGAGATGATACCTTCCATCTTGTGGAAGGGCTGGCCGTTGCGAGTGCCCATCATCTTCTGGCTGAAGATCAGCGCACGTTCCTTGGCCATCGCGTGGACGGTAGCACCGTCCATCTTGTTGGCAGCGGTGGGTTTTTCACCGGCGACAACTTCGATGGCAGCAGCCGTGCCAGTCAGCGCCCACGTATCGCGGAAGATCTGCGTGAAGTTGTTCACGTAGGTCGGCACGATGTTCAGAGCGTTCGGACGCAGCGAACCTTCTTCGTGTGCATTGCCGGTCAGATACAGCTTCGTGCCGCTGGTGATGATTGCTGCGGCGCCGGTACCTTGTGCACGGGTCACCCGGACCTGGGTGGAGTTGATCACGCTGTCAACGATCAGGGATTCTGCGTTCCACAGCGTGGTGCTGTAGGGCTGGAATTCCATGCCGGCGACGACGTTGGCGGTGGAAGTGACGTTGAGCACAACATCGCTGGCAGCAGCTTCCGCGGAAAGGGTCATTTCCGGGAAGATCATGGACTTGGTCCAGTAGCCGTGCGAAACTTGCTTGGCCGTTTCCGACGGGAACAGATCGAGCAGAGCAGACAGCGGCGCACCGCCGTTCGGCATCTTCTTGATCATGTTGAAGTCGAAAGACTTCTTGGCGAAGTCAGGCGGATTGTAGTTGCTGTTCCAGATTCCGGTGGACATGATTGTAGCTCCTTGTCAGTTAGACGTCCATCGCGCCGAGCGAAACCAGCTCGTAACGCGGGGAGAAAGTGATGGTGCCATCGTCGATGTCAGCAGTGTTTGCCGCCGACAGCTTGACACCAGTGATGCCGCCCTGGCCGAAAGTGAGGCCGGAGATGATAGCGCCGGAACCGACACCCGTACCGTACACAGCCATGCCCGGAACGAGCAAACCGTTCGTGACCGGAGTATTGAACGTGAGCGTGGTACCAGCGTTCGTACCGTCCGCAGCAAATTGCACCTTGCGGATCGGATCGCACAGGAAACGTGCGAGGAAATGGCGAACCTTGTTGGTCGCCACCGTGCTGGTGCCGGACGCAGCGGTCGAGATGGTCACGCCTTCCGACGCGGGAGCTGCCATCGTGACGGTTTGGCCCACCGTGTTGTTGAACAGGAACTCGAAGCCGAGACCTGCCAGCGAATCGAACGCACCACTCTGCAAATTCGCCAGTGCTGCCACCAGCGCATCTGCCGTCGGCAGCGTATCGGAAATGCCGCCAGCTGCCGTGCCGGTGCGCTTGATGTAGCCGGACAGCAGCTCGGTAGCGAGCAGCGTGACGCCGGTATTGCTGTTGCGAGTGACGGGAAGAACGCCGTTCGCCAGATTGTCTCCGGGCTGCAGCGCTCGTTCCAGTCCGCCCTCGCGAACCATTTGTCGAGCAAACATTGTTTTCTCCTTCGAGAAAAGATTAGTTCAGGAAAGTAGCCCAGTCGACTTCACCAGTGTTGGGCTTCTTCGTGTTTTTGTTTCCGCCCGGGATGGTGATGCCGCCGCCAGAAATCGACGATGCGAATTCTTGAAGCATTTCACCTGCCAGCTGGGAAACTTCGGATGCTGATGCGCTGGGGAACTTGCTGAGGATTTGCTGGCGCAAACCCTTGAGCATGGGTTCGGCAGCCGGGTGCTTGAAGATGGGATTGGCTTCCTCGATTGCCGCCGACTTGAAATGCTGATTCACGAGATTGGGAAGCACATCGTTTTTGAACGATTCTTCCCGCTGCGCAAATGCGGCATTAATCATTTTGGTCGTGGCATCGAGAGATGCTTTGAAGCCAAGTTGTGCAGAAGTATTGAGGAGGGCCGCCATTGCAGTCGGATCTCCCGATTGCGCTTTCTGGATCATTTCGGCCGGAAGCTGCTTGGAAAAATCCGTGGCCATTGCGATTTCAGAAAGCTTCTCGGGAGTCAGGTTGAAAACCGGCTGCGGACCCGTGGGCTTGCTGGTATCGTCAGTTTTCCAGAAATCCTGCATCCGGTCAAGAGCCGATCCCTGCGGTTGCACACCGTTGTCCGAATTGGCAGGCATGGTGGTTCCGCCGGCAGCCGGATCGGTTCCTTGGTTTGCAGGCGACGTGTTGTTCGGCTGCGTGGTCGTGGTGGATTGTTGGTTGTTGGTGTTCAGACCGCCGAAGAATTTTTCGAACATCGACATGATTTACTCCTTGTTTGCAGGGGTGGGATCTACGGGATAGTAAATGTGCAGGTTTTGCAGCTCATAGAGCAGCTCTCCCCGCGCCTTGAGATACGAATCTTCCTGTACAAGCAGGAGAGGATTCTGTACATCAAACTGGAGCTTCAAACGGTCCTTGATAACTCTGGCGTGCAGAGCCTGCAGGAACTGAAGCTGGTGAGGAGTGAACGAACAGAGGCGATGAATTTCCTCATTCGTATACTCCATATCAAGCGGTAGCTGGTGCTCCCGGGGGGCTGGGTTGGGCATTTGGCGCTCCTTGTGGTTGCTGTGCTGCGTTCAAAACTTGTTGCATCAGCGGAAGTTGTGAGAGTCGTTGCTGCTGTTCATTTTCCTGCTGGATCTGCTGCTCTTGCGGCGGAGTAGGCATCGGAGTGCTAAACGGTGCACCCTTCTCCGCTGCAAATTGGGCTTGCTGCTGCCATACTGCCATCTGCTGCTCATACTGCAATTCGATCCGTGATTTCTTGAACGGACGAAGATCCACATGGCGAGACTTGAGCAAATAGCTGAAGACGTCACCAACACGGTATTCTGCTCCAATGGCCGGAATAGCTTGCATGGTCTGGAATGCCACGGTAAGTTCTTCCGTACTGAGCAGCTTGTCCGACGGCAACATACCATCAGACATCTTGAAGAACACCGCAGCTTGCCGCAGCTTTACCGGATCGATTTCTACAAGCTGTTCTTCTTCCGTGTTGAGGTAAGATGCTTTCTCCTGAAACTGAAGCGTGTTGAGCTTCACAACTTCCTTCATTTTCATGAAGAACTGGAACTCGATAACCATCGCCATCATCTGATTGCGAATATCCGAGTTGCCCATCACATCTTCGTACTCTCGCAGCGTCTTATTGCCCTTGACGAATTGACCCTGCTTGGCCGGGTTGTTTCCTGTGATCTGGTTGCTGAAACGGTACATCCCTTCTGCAAGCTGTACGAAGCTGGCAGACTGCTCATCCCGATACGGAATGGGGAAGTACACGTTGTTCATGTCCTTGTTATATGCCGAATTCCGCAGCGGAATCTTAGCTGCGGGGTTCGGGTTATTCACGTCCGCCGGATTGAGATACAGCGGGTTGTAAATTGCTCGATCGTTCACAGCTCGCCGCTTGGAATCAAGCACGGCATTCCAAAAATCTGACGACAGATC